AAACCTGTTAGCGGCCTACGAGGAGTCGACGGCCTACAACAAGATGACGCCTGCGCAGCAGGAAAACTACGTCAATTTACAGTTTGGCAATGGCCGAAGAATGCTTGGGAGCAACACACAAGAAATAGGCAACAATCTCCTGTCTCAAGAAGTGCGCACGGCCATTGATAAGGGACAGCCCGTCTACGATGTTGGCTACATGGACAAGACCCTGAAGACGCTGTTTAAGCCAGACAACATCAATACCTATTTGGCCGGGCTGCCTCCACGGGAGCTGGCCAACATCCGCTTTGAAGACGCGGTTCGGGGTGGATTAAAAATAGGCGAGAAGGCCTTTGAGCTGGAAAACATGGTCAACCGGATCAAGTCGGGGAAACCCGTGGCCGACAAGGTGTTCTCGGACGGCGTGAGCGCGCCGCTGCTGCAATTCGGCAAGGACTCTGGCTTTGATGGCTTTGCATGGAAGCGCATTGAAAAGCGAGAGGCTACTGTTCCGGAAGGCGCGTACGTTGGCCACTCTGTTGGCGGCTACGAAACTGGCGGAATAGGTTACACCACAGAAAAGCGGGATGGCTTCAACAGCGGCAAGTATCGGGTCTATACTCTACGTGACAACAGAAATAGACCTGTCAACACAATTGAAGTAAAAATGCTGGATGAAAACACACCTGTAGTGACGCAGATTAAGGGTGACGGCCGTGCTACTGGCAATAGAGCACCTGAGAAATATGACGGGGCTATTGTTAGATTCCTACAAAGCTATCTTAAGCCTGTGCGCATTGAGGAAGCTGACGCGTATCTAACGCCACTACTTCAGAATTACAAAACGGAGCTCGGTACGTCTCCAAGAGCCCCATAAGGAACACACATGGCAATCGAAAAAGCATTTAACCAAATGCCCTCGCTTGAGATAGTTATTGGCGGCGGTCGCGGCATCCCTGAGCCCTCGGGCGATGTGGAAGTGATCATTGAAGCGGACGGCGGTGCCACCATTGAGATGGGCGAGCAAGAAGCCGAAGAGGTGGATTTTTACGACAACCTGGCCGAGGTCATTGAGCCGGACGTCTTGGCTAAAATCGGCATTGACGTGTCGGCCATGTTTGAGGCGGACAAGAGTTCTCGCTCCGACTGGGAGCAGATGTACGCCAAAGGCCTTGATCTCCTGGGCATGCGCATGGAAGAGCGAACTAAGCCGTTTCGCGGCGCGGCTGGTGCAACGCACCCTATGCTTATGGAAGCCATCATCCAATTCCAAGCTCAAGCGTTCAAAGAGCTGATGCCTGCGGGCGGCCCTGTGCGCAGCCAGATCATGGGCAAGGAGACGGTAGAAAAGTTCCAGCAAGCGGGCCGCGTGCAGGACTTCATGAACTACCAGATCACCACCGTGATGGAAGAGTACACGCCAGAGTTTGACCAGCAGCTTTTTTATACGGGCTACGGCGGCTCGACATTCAAGAAAATCTACTACGACTACCAGTTGGGCCGCATGGTATCCAAGCTGTGCCTCGCTGACGACGTTTACATCCCGTACAACGGCACGAGCGTCGTGTCTCAGTGCCCACGGCTCACGCACCGCATCGCAATGGACTCGAACGAGTACAAAAAACGCGCGGTGGCGGGTGAATACCTTGACGTTTACGTCGAAACCTACGCCTCACCGGCTGATTCGGGCCAGATACAAGACGCCATTGACAAAATCACAGGCATTCGCCCTGTGGATGACATCGGCGAGGTGTTTTTGCTTGAGCAACTGGTCGACCTAGACCTCCAAGGCTTTGAGGACTTGGATGAAAACGGGAATATGACCGGGATCAAGCGCCCCTACGTTGTTACCTTGGTTGAAGACACGCTCAAAGTGGTTGGGATTCGCCGCAATTGGAAAGAAAGCGACGAAAAGTGCGCCCGCCGCAACTATTTCGTGCATTACGTGCTGGTTGAAGGCCCGGGAGCCTATGGCCTTGGCTTTATTCACTTGATCGGGGGCCTTGGAAAGGCCGCGACAAGCGCTTTGCGCCAATTAATTGACGCGGGCACCCTTTCCAACCTGCCTGCGGGCTTCAAGGCTAAGGGTGCGCGGATCGCGGACAACGACGACCCGATCCAGCCGGGGGAATGGCGCGACATTGACGCGGGTGGGGCGGAATTGTCAGCATCGCTGATGCCATTGCCGTACAAAGAGCCCAGCCAGGTGCTGTTTGCCTTGATGGGGTTCCTTGTAGACGCAGGCAAGCGCTTGTCCAGCACCGCCGACATGCAGATTGGGGATGGCAACCAGTACGCACAGGTTGGAACCACCTTGGCGCTCTTGGAGCGCGGCTCGATGGTCATGTCCAGCATTCACAAGCGCCTGCATTACGCGCAGACGCTGGAGTTCCGGCTGTTGTTTGAAGGCTTTGGCCAGTACATGCCCGACGAGTACCCGTACGACGTGCCGGGAGCCAGCCGCAAGATCAAGAAGGCGGACTTTGACACCATGGTGTCGGTGCAACCGGTCGCTGACCCCAACATCTTTAGCTCCGCTCAACGTATTCAACTGGCTCAGATGCAGTTGCAGTTGGCCCAAAGCGCGCCGAACATGCACAACATGTATGAGGCCTACTACCGCATGTACGCGGCGCTCAACGTGCGTGACATTGACGGGGTGCTGTTGCCGCAGAACACCAACATGCCCCGCGACCCTGCGTCGGAGAACAGCGACGTGCTCAACAACATGAAGCTCAAAGCGTTTGCTGGGCAGCAGCACGATGCGCACATTGCAACTCACCTGATGATGGGCCTGTCACCTGTTTTGCAGGCCAACCCCATGTCTGCTGTTGAATTGCAAAAGCACATTTTGGATCACGTGCGACTGAAGGCGGAAGAGGACGTGGAAGCCGAGATCTTCAAGGCCTACGGGGTTGACCCGGATCGCATGGTCTCTGCCATCCAAAAAGAAGGCATGATTGCAATTAAAATCGCTGTTTACATGCAAGAAGTTCGCTCCACGCAGGACGAGATGACTGGCGGCGAGGAGGGCCCTGACCCGTTGATCAAGCTCAAGGAGCAGGAAATCCAAAACCGCGCACAGAAAGACCAGGCTCGCACAAACCTTGACCAGCAGCGCCTAGCGCTTGATACTCAGAAGCAGCAAGAGGCGATGCGAATAGATCAACAGAAGCTGCAACTGCAGCAGGCCAAGCTAAACCAACCTAACTAACCCGGAGGGTGCCATGCCACTTAAAAAAGGTCCCCGTAAAAAGCCTGTTAGCAAGCCTAAGCTGCCAAGAGGCGGCGCGGTAAATACGCCCAAGGGCGTGAAAGGTCCGGTGGCTGAAATTAAAAAGCGAGACGGCAATCGTTTGGTTAAGATATACTAACAAGTCAGTAAGTGCTAACGGGTGGGGCATTGAGCCACCTGCTTTTCATGGAATCACCATGCTCGAATTTGCAGAAGCAGTTCTGAAGGAAATTAGGAAGCTCCAAGAACAATCTAAACAGATTGTTCTGAACGGCACCATCACAGACATGGAGCGGTATCGTTTCATGATGGGTCGCCTTGAGGGTTTGAGAATGGTTGAAGATTCCGTGAAAGATATTTTGCGAAAGTACACGGATGACGTCGACGATTTACTCTCTTAAAGGAAGACCATGGAAGCCGTAGCAGTTCCCGTAATCAACATGACCGCCTTAGAGCGCAAGTGGGCCGAGCAATCGGCAAGCAAACCGCCCGCTCTTGATGACGCTTATACAGAACTTGGGTTTGACCCCGAGAAGCTGGATCAAGCCGTCATCGACACCATTCCCCAACCCACTGGGTGGCGCATTGCCATCTTGCCTTATCGCGGCGCAGAGAAAAGCAAAGGCGGCATCGTCTTGGCTGAAGAAACGCAGCGCAAGACTCAGCTCGGCACTGTGTGCGGCTACGTCCTCAAGGTGGGTGGCTTGGCCTACGCTGACCAGAGCAAATTTCCTACTGGTGCGTGGTGCAAAGAGGGAGACTGGATCATCTTTGGTCGGTACGCGGGTGCCCGTATACCAAT